CAGTAAGACTTAATTCAAGACTTGACCCAGATGTTGAGATGCTATTAAAGACATTCCGCAGAAATAAAGGACTTGCTTACTAATGATTAATATAAGTGGAGTAAGAGAAGCATTAGGTAAAAACTTACAGACCATCACAGGGATGCGAGTTTATGATAAAATACCAGATGTGGTAGTTCCGCCTTGTGCTGTAGTTGGTCAATTAGATTTCACATTTGACATTGACAATGCTCGTGGCTTAGACCAGGCATCTGTAGATGTATTTGTGATTGTTCAGAGAATTTCTGAGCGGGCAGGTCAAGAAAAACTTGATGAACTATTAGCAGGTACAGGAACTAAATCTATAAAGACAGCCTTAGAATCAGATAGATCTTTAGGTGGACTTGTAAATACATTAAGGGTTATAAGTGCTGAAAGTGGTACTTACAACACAGCAGATCAAGAGTTTTTATCATATCGCTATAATATTACAATCTGGGGCTAAGGAGTAGAAATGCAATATAAAATCGTTTCAAATCTAACAGTTTTCGGTAAAACTAATGGAGACACAGTTACCGAACAAGAATTGCTTGAAGCAAATGTTAATGTTGATGCATTAATATCAGCAGGACACCTTCAAGCATTTACAAAGGTGTCACAAGCACCAAAAATAACAAAAACATTTGAACCAAAAATAGAGGAAGTAATTCCAACATTTGAGGCATCAGATGAATCACAATCTATCACCGAAGGAGATAAATAACAAATGGCTCGTATTGTATTAACAGATGCAGTTGTTACTCTTAACAGCGTTGATCTGTCTTCGTATGTAGCAAGCGTAACTCTTAACACTGGGCAAGATGTTGTTGAAACAACAGCATTTTCTGCACAGGGTGCAAGAACTCGTGTTGCTGGTCTAAAAGACCATTCCGTAACTCTTGAGTTTCATCAAGATTTTGATGCCTCAGCAGTTGAAGCAACAATTTATCCACTTATTGGAACAGAAACAACTCTTATTGTAAAGCCTACATCAGGAGCAATTTCTGCAACCAATCCAGCATATCTAATGGATGGTACTGGATCTGGTGCTACAAAGGCTGGTAAAGTCTTAGTTTCAGAGTGGACACCAATCAATGGCGCAGTTGGCGAATTGTCAACAGCATCTGTAACCTGGCCAGTGTCAGGACAGATCGTTAAGGATGTAACTCCTTAATCATGGCCAAAGTAATCTTAACTAACCCTGTAATAACATTCCAGGTATATGGTGGTGGTCCAACATATGACTTTAGCGATCATATCGCAAATGTCACACTTGGCACTACTCATGATTTGGTTGAGATTACAAAGTCTGGTGATCTTTCAAAACACAGAATAGCAGGGTTAGCCGATAACACTGTTTCGTTTGAATTTCATCAGGATTTTGATGTAAATTCTATTGAGGATATTATTGGTGACAATGTTGGAAACCTTATGAATGTAACAATTAAGGCTTCTACATCAGGTGTCAGCGTATTAAATCCTTTGTGGAGTTTCGTAGCAGTTATTAGTGAATGGACTCCAGTAAATGCTGGTCCAGGACAATTGTCAACTATATCTGTTACATGGCCAATTAATGGCGACATAACAAAAACAACAACACCTTAAAAAGGGGGAGTTATAAAAATGGATGGACTAAAGATCAAAGTAAAGACAACTGATGGTAATGAAGGCGTATATTCACTACGCCCAAAAACTATTGTTGCTTTTGAAAATAAATTCAACAAAGGATTTGCTAAATTACTTAGCGAAGACCAAAAGTTGGAACATATCTACTTCCTTGCATGGGGCGCCATGAAGGATGCAGGTAAGGTCGTAAAGCCATTTGGCGATGGGTTCCTTGATACGCTTGAAAGCGTTGAATTAGAGGCAGACCCTTCTTCCGAATCCACAGAGATAGCCTAACATATACTGTTGCGATGATCTCTGTGGAGACAGGAATATCTCCAAATGACTTATTAGAGGCACCTGATGGTGTCTTGGAAGCAATAGTTATTTATCTCAAGGAGCAATCTAAGAATGCGAGCAGGAAATGAGTGAAGATGCAATAGTGTTAATTGGATTAGATAAAACATTAGATGCATTGAAACAATTTGACAAGCAGGCAAAAAGAGACTTTACAAGAGTTCTTAATTCTGAGTTAAGTCGTGCTAAAACTGAAGCACAGTCGCTTGTTACAGCAAGACCTCCATTAAGTGGATGGGCTACTGTTCCTGCCGCAAATCCTCGTACTCGTGGTGGTGCTGGATGGCCTTCTTGGGATCAATCTATAATTAGATCTGGTATTTCAGTAACTAAGGCTCAAGGAAAAGTAAGAGGCGACTACACTACTTCTGCTGGTTCTCTTAAAAATAGATCAGCAGCAGGTGTTATCTATGAAGTCGCAGGTAGAAAAAATAAGTTTGGTAAAGGTACTTTTATAAGAAACCTTAGTAGAAAAGATGGCCCATTTATGCCTTCTCGTTTAGTTTGGCATGTAGTAGATAAGAGTGGTGCTGAGATTAGACGAAATATATTTAACGCATTAGAAAATGCTAAAGAAAAATTACAAAGAAGTCTTGATCAAAGGAGGACTGAATAATGGCTCAAGGTGCAGTAATTGCCCGAATTGTTTCTCAATGGTCAGACAAAGGTGTAAAGCAGGCTGAAAAAGATCTTAAGAAATATCAAAAGAACATTGGAAATTTTGCTAAAGATGTTCGTAAGAAGTTTCTTTACGCTGCTGGAGCAGCCGCAGCCCTTGCTGTTAAAATTGGTAAAGATGCTGTCGCTGCAGCAGAAGCAGATGCCAGATCTGCAATGGTACTTGCTAACACACTTAAGAATGTAACTGGAGCCACTCAAGATGGTATTGCTGCAGTAGAAGCCTACATAGATCAGCAAGAAATGCTTTCTACTGTTGCAGATGATGAATTAAGACAGAGTTTAAATGCCCTTGTGGTGTCAACAAAAGATGTTAATGCAGCAATGTATCTGCAAGGCATTGCCCTTGATGTTGCTGCGGGCACAGGAAAAGATTTACAAGCAGTAACAATGGCATTGGTCAAAGCACACCAGGGTAATTTTGGAGCATTACAAAAACTTGGTGTTCCATTAGATAAAAATATTATTAAGTCTAAAGATTTTGTGGCTGCAACAAAAGCATTAACTGCAGCATATAGCGGTAGCGCAAAAGCAATCGGAGATGCAAGTCCATTAAAGAGACTTCAAATATCTTATACAAGATTATTAGAAACATTAGGGTATGCACTTTTACCAGCATTAACACAATTTACTACATATTTAAGTAATGTTCTTATCCCTACTGTTCAAAGATGGATCACACAGAATGAAGTTGAATTACAAAGAGCACTAAAAAATACAGCAAATGTTTTTCATGAACTTGGAAAAATAATTTTTACAGTTGCTAAGGTAATTGCTCAAAATGATGCAATATTTAAAGGATTTGTTGCAATTCTTGCAACGATTCAGACTGCAATTTATTTTGCAACAGCATTAAAAGCATTACAGACTCTTGCATCAGTAGTAGTTTATTTACTTGTACAGATGGGCCTACTAACCGTTGAGACAACAGTAGCATCAACTGCTATGGGTGGATATACTGCTGCAACAAATACTGCGACTGCTGCAACTATAAGATTTAATACTGCAATTACTTCATTGCTTAAGAAGTTGGGCTGGGTAGTTTTTGGCGTTACAGCATTTTTTACAGGTCTATCTTGGTGGAGAAATAAATATAAAAAAGAAGAAGCCAAATTCTTAGCAGAAAGTTCAATAGCAAATGCCAGATATGTACAAAATATTACTGGTGGATTTTCTTATATTGAAGATGCTACAAGAAGAGCAAGAGGCGAACAAGATCGTTATACCCAGGCCATATTAGATGGCTTTAAGCCGATTGAAGATGCTACTAAAAAAGCCAGAGAAGATGCTAAAGCGCAGGCTGATTTAGAGGCATATCTCAATAAGATTAAAAAAGAACAGGCAGCACAAGATGCAAAGAATGCTGCTTTAAAGGCTAAAAGAGATAAACTTAATCTTGAATTAATGGCAAAGTATAAGAGAATAGTTTCTCCGACTGGTGAAGAATATGATCTTATAAATGTTGAGGCTGCTACCAAGAG